GCCAGCAAATGGTAAATTGATCATTGCTCGTTCTACCCAAAAGAAAGTGTTTTTTGTGTCTGCATCTGGAAGGAAACGGATACGAGCATTTTGCCCTTCTGCGATGTTCCAGTGTGCGTAGATGGCGTTGTCGCCTGGTTGTGAACTACCTGAACTGCGTGTTTCTTGTGCTTGTAATTTTGCACGGATTTCTGCTAATGATGTTGCCATGTTTACTTCTCCTTAAGTTGGTCTTAAAATATGCCTAAACGTGTTATGCATGTTTACATAATACGCTAATATTATTTATGCCGCAAGAGGTAATTATAAGATATTTTAACCAAATTACCTTTGTTTTTCAATCAAACGAATAATTTTGCCGTTGTTTTTATAATTTTCTTCTGCTTCTAGTTTGGCTTGATGATTATCAAAATCTAATTTGTATCCTAGTCTTATAAGAGTATCTTCTAAATTTTTTCTTCGACGCATTCTTTCCTCAAATGTCAATGTAGGATTATCTTTATTAAACCAAATAGAGGTATTTTTAGATATAATAAACTGTGGATTTTTAATTCCTTCATTATATACAGGTGTTCCTGGATTTATAGTAAACATATATCCCAGTTGAATTTTTCTAATAATTTTACCAGCGTACTGCTGATATCTTTTAAACATATCTACAGTTAGTTCATGATCTTCCATGGTTTCAGTAGGATATCCAACAAACATTAAAAATGAACATTTAATGTTAAATTTTTCCATATAATATAAACTGGAGTCTAAATCTTCATTGTAAAAATTCTTTTTCATTTCAAATCGTAATCGGTCACTGCCAGTTTCAACACCAATTTCTAAATTAGCACAGCCAGAGTCGGCTATTTTTTTCCAATATTCTTCAGTACATTGTTTTTTATCACGTATGATAAATTGGCTACTCCATGTTATAAGAGGATAATCCTTTTTAATAGAAATAAAATGATCTAATATTTTGTCAAATGCTGGAATAGATCCATTGATCAAACTATCGGTGAAATGAAAATTTCCTTCAGGGATTAATTTAGCTATTTCTCTAATTTCTTCTGCTATTTGATCAGGCGAACGTTGAACAAAATCCCATCGACCTGGAATTTCGCAGAAAGTACATTTACGAACACAGCCCCTCGACCCAGTAATAGGAATTTGAAATAATTCTTTATTTTGAATTGCAGACTTTCTATAAAAGTCAATATCAAATTTAGTGTAGTCTGGTAGGTAAGGTCTGGCTGTTACAGCAAAATCTATCTGTTTATCAATTTTAAAAAAATCAATTAAAAATTTTGGCCAAGCTAATTCACCATCACCATCAATATAATAATCGATGACGCCTTGCTGAATTAATTCATTTATATAATTAAAATTATCAGTATTTAAAGTGCCCTTAATTCCAGGTCCGCCTGCTATAATTTTAATATTAGAATCTATTTCTTTTATATGTTGTGCTAGTTCTTTAGCATGATCTTGACTAAGATAAGAAAATAAACTAAATGCTACTAGCGATGGATTCTTTTCTGTAATAATATTTGCTTGTTCTTTTAAAGATACAGTTTTTTCAATAATAGCTAAATCAATAAAATCTGCTGGAATGTCTAACCATTTAGCAGCACCCAATAATATACCAGGAGCAGCAGGAATATACCAAGGCCACATAGGTGGAAAATTACAAATAACAATATTCATGCACTTACTTATCAGTCAAAAGAAAAGGCACTATAAAAAGTGCCTTTGTCTTGTGATATTGTATCTTATTTTAAACCTGCTAATTTTTTAATATCTTTTACATCTGTGCCTACTTGGCCATAAGGTTTTGGTTGCATTTTTGGAGTGCCACCACCTGTAATCACTGATTTAAGTTTGTCTAGTGTTTGTTTAATAATGCCTGGTGTTGTTGCTTCTAAGTCCGCAAAATGTACCACTGTTGTTGTGCCATTGTCTAAATCAACTACTAAACTGTTTGAGAAACGACGTGGGTCTGCTACAGCCGATACTGTGCCTTTATTGCCTTCTTTTGGAACATAAAAAGTTTGTCCTACAAATGATTGCAGTTTGTCTGAGACTTGATCTTCATTTACTTCTCTTTTTGGTTTTCTACTTCTAATGTAATTAATAAAGTCAGCTAGTTTAGCATCTGGGTGTTTAGATTTATATTCTTGATAGTTCTTAACAAAGTCTGGATGTTTTGGATCATCTAATTCATAAGCATCACGTGTGTCGTATCCTTCGCCTAATGCTTGCTCAAATGCTTCGTGTAGGTCACTGTCTTCTTGTTCAATGCCAGCGTCACGTTCAATCATACGAACCCAAGCACTGACATCACTGCTACCAATTTCTTCAACAGGTGCAGCGAATTCTGCTATTTCACGGGCCGCTTCTAATACGCCATCTGGGCCTATTTTCATTAATAGTTCATGATGGCTGTGTGCGATTCTGCGAATAATTGCTGCTTCAATCGCTTCAAAACTAGTATCATGATCTTCATCTTCATTAACTCCGTGTTCTGATTCAAATTCGCCTTTAGTTGTCCAATGGTTTTCATCACAGCAACCGTATTTGTCGCCGCGCGGATTACCACAATAGATGCATACTTGTTCGTCGTCATCTACATTGTCGTCATCATCTTCGTATACTACACCGTCCATGCCACCATCACCAGAGCCATATGTGTTGCCTTCTGTTGGTTCTTGTGGGTTCTTTTGTAACCAAAAATAAGCACTGACAAAGTCGCTCGGAAAGTCTTCATCGTAATGGAACTTGTAATCTGCGGCTTTTTTACCTAAAACTAATTTAAGATCCTGGTAACCTGCTCGTAAAATTTCGTTCTCGTCTGTTAAGCCTGATGGTAGTGCCATTGCTAGTTTTTCATAATCGTATGCGCCAAATTCTTTACCTTCATCTACTTCTTGGTTATCTTCTGCTGGTTCTGCTGGAACATCTGCGTCACCAATTTCATTTTCAATCTGTTGATAGACGTGCGGTAAATTATCCTGTAACCAATTGATAACTACATCACGAGCATCTGCTTCTGGATCAGTATCAGCTAACTCGCCTAAACGATCAAACAGACGATCATCACCTAGAATATTGTATAGAGCATTGGTAGCATTCTGCGCATCTACACCTACTAGTAAAGGTTTTTCTAAGATATCAATCAACTGACCAATTTCGTCATCAGTTTCTGGCAGTGCCCAAGCACCTTCACTGACTACGTTAGCCCAGCTTTCAAATTGTTCTGTAAATTTATTATTTTTCTTCATATCATAAGCCTTGTAAACAAGCGGTAATGCTTCTTCCATTTTATCGTTATAAACACGTTTAACAAAACGTTCTTTAATTGCTGCCACATCCATGTCTTCTTCTGGGATATAGCTGGTACTTGTTGCTGTAAATTGTTCTTTGCATTTTGTGTAGCCTTTTTTGCCACTCATGCGTTGTAAAGTATTCTTTAGTAGACCGTGGTATTCAAAAGCTGACTCTACCATAGCCTGTGTTTCTGTGTCTTCAAATGTACGATGACGCACATTGTTTAAGAATGGTTTAAGTTTTGTTGCTTCTGTAGCCATTTCTGTAATGTGTTGGCCTAGTTCATCGTGCGGTGTGCCGCCAGCACTAATATGACGTGCCATTGCGCGGCTTGCTGTAAGACTCTTAAACGGCATCTTAAAGCGTTCGCCTTGCTGATTTTCTACGTAAATGCTGTTAATGTTGCGACTACGAGCGCCGCCCACTTCATCTGCTACTGGTTTAGTATGACGTACAATAATCCGCACAGGACCAAACTTTTCATAACTGGATTTTGTAGTACCGTAGAGTTTGCTTTCAGCTACTACTTCATCTTTGTCATAGGTGCTGTCTGCTTTGCTTACTTGTTTTAGATCGCGATGTTTAAGTGTTGAACGAGTAATATCTCGTGGTTCGAAACTTAATAGGTTACGTTTAGCAAATTCGCGTAGTTCACGTAAGAACCCATACCAATGTTTCTTTTCGTGATCATCTAATTCTTTACTGATATTTTTACTGAAGTAGACTTTAAGGCTCATTTCATCTATCAAACTGATAGTAATATTACCGTAGTTTTTGTCATCTACAATATAATCGAAATTGAAAAAACGTGCCTTTTCTGGATCTTGAGTGGCTTTGGCTTTATCGTCGCCCAAGCTGACATCTTCAAAACGATCACGAATTTTTTCAAAAAGACTTTCAGATATTTTATTAATTTCACGCATGATACATTATTTATCTTAAGTTATGAAGAATGGCATAGGCTCAACTATGTCTTCTAAGCTGTCTTTCATAGTCAAGTCCAGTTGGCTGTCAAATGATTGTAGCATCTGTGCCATACGTACTATAAGTATTAAACTCATTACTAGATCGTCTGTTTCACCGGGTTTAGCCGCATAACTAGCACCGTTAGCCACAAATGTTTTGAGTTCTGATATTAGTGGGCGACTACATACTGTCATACGACGGCTTTCTATTAGATTTTTAAGTTTAGCACAGGCTGATATCTTACTTTTGTTTGTGGTATTAAATCCTTTACGGAATCTGCGGCCTCCGCCCATATGACGAGGTTCACTTAGGAATATACCACGTATGTTTTCTTCACCAATTTCACTGATACTGATCAGAGCCGCTTCACCTACTGTGTTGTTTTCAACGCTGTAATATATGTTATTTTGTGTGACTGTTTCAGCTAGATATTTGGTAATTTCAGTTAGAATACCTACCTGTTGTTGTATAGGTGTACGATTATGTTGCCATTCTGCTACCTGTTTAAAACTAGGTAATTCAAATACCTGTATACCCGCAGGGTCTCCGCCTGTGCCTAGACTAGGATCTAATGCTACTACATAAGTAAACTGTGGTTCTGGACGTTTATACCAACGTACCTGTCCTTGACGTTCTATAGGATCTAGGCCAGCCATCTCTACTAGGAATCCAGGATTGATTAATGTTTCGTCCCAGATGATAAATTCGCAGTCCATCTCACGACGGAAACGTTCATCACCTAGCTGTGCTCGCTGTTGTGCAGCCCATGTTTCGTCACGATCAGGATGTTCGTTCCAGTATGATCTAAATGCTTTGAATCCATTGATACCTATTTCTGTAGGATTGCCAAACTCATCAAACTGTTTGTTAGCGCCTTTCCATAAGGTGGCGAACTGATCTTCATCGCTGTTAGGTGTACTTGTAATAATACATTTACCACCAGTTGCTAGTGTAGGGCTGATAGAAGTCCAAAACTCACGACCAATAGTAGGGCGGACAAACGCAAACTCATCTGCGTATAGTAATGATATAGACATACCACGACCTGTGTTTTCAGTAGTTGTAGCTGAAACTATACGACTACCGTTATCAAAGTCAATGCTACCTTTGTTATAACTCACAGCACCAGCACGTATATGATCTGGTACGCTTTCATAAGCGTAGCGTATACGTTGCATGATTTCTTGTGAGCCTGTGTATTTGTGTGCGGCAATTAGGATAGTACTATCTGGTACGAACATAGCGTACCATAACAAGTAACCTGCGGCACTTGTTGACTTACCTGTTTGCCGGGGCATTAGTGAAATGCTGAATCGATAAGCATGGTATGTGTGTATCAGTCGTTTCTGATAGTCAAAAGGTTCATACAGCATACGTCCTTTAGTAGGATGTTGTATATAGAAGTAGTGACTCATAAAGTATTCAGGACCCGTGATAGGATCTGCGCACTTTGCGAATTCTTTAAGTTGTTCTTCTGTAAAAGATTCCTTGGTATGAGGTTTCTTTACTAGAACGCTGTCTGTACCTTTTGCTGTCGCCATACTGTTACTTATCTTGGCTTTAATGAGGTGTTACAATTACCAGGGTTTTTCACCTGTTAGATATGGTTTTGAGAACCATAGTTTGAACCATTCCGGAGTACCAGGTTGTATATTGTGTTCTTGTTGATGTTTGATCTTTTCGTTAGCAGTAACACTCATATTACTACCATCTGTTTGTACACTGCCTACACCTTTGTATTCTTGTAGGCGACCAATGTTCTGAGTCATGTCTAACCCAGCTAGGCGTTTGATGTCGTTTAATTCATCCATTATGATTTGCGTTTTTTAACGCCCGAGTTATGTGGAACTGGACTTGTTTTATGTGTGTCATCTTCTTCACGGCTACGATGATCTTGACTAGTATGATGGTAGTCGCTTTTTACAGTTTTAAATGCACCTTTCATCATGTTGTGTTCAGCTTCGGTATACGGGCGAGCCATGTTATTTTTTTCAACCCAACTTGCTTCATCCATTTCAACTGCATGATCACTTGAGCCATCGTGCATAGCACTAGCCATCATAATGCGATTTAGATTGTAAACACGATCTGTGCCGTTGTCGCGGAATACCCACTCACCGGTATCTGAATTACGTGCATGATTTGGTCTGTCACCAAACTTACCTTCTACAATGATCTCATTGATCTTCATTGTGATTGCCTTTAACTACTAGGTCTTGTTGATTAGCGTGTGATAGTGGACTTGATGAATCTGATGGTGATTTTGCCGCAAAATCCTCTTCAAGGTCGTCATATTCATCGTCTTCTTCTTCACGTGAACGCTCAAAGATATTACGTAGACTTACTACGCTACCTGGTTGACTACGATCTTCTAAGAATGCTTGCATCCATGGGCGTGTATATGAATCAATTTGACCACTAAATGGTCCTGACACCCAATCACCAGCACGACTCAATCGGCCACATATTGTAACTACTTCATATAGTGCGTTTTCAAGATCGTCTAATAGACCTTCAACTTGTGCAATCTGTGTTTGATCGCCTTCGTTAACTGACTGCATGGTTTCAGCTTCGATGCTTTCTAATAGTGTAATAAACTTCTTTAGTTCTTGTGAGCTCATATTATGCCTTAATGTCGTTAATCATACTTTCGTATGCTTTCCATAGTTGTTCTTCTTTAGCTTCAGACACTGCCATTGGATTATCACCGCGGAATGGTTTGTCACTGTATGATTTCTTAGGACGATTCAAATCAGTACCGCCTGGGAACGCTGCATCAGCACCAGCTGTTTCTTCACGTGGTGTGTTGGTGTGTTCAATTTCACGTTCTTTAGGACCTTCTTCCATTTGTTCAGCAACTGCTTCACAACCACATGAACTAGAACCACAAGCTGGACATGCTTCGCCAGCCATAGCAGATAGGTTATCAGTAACTGTTTTAATTGCTTCCATACCTGATAGTTTACGGATTAAGTTAACTACATCTTCTTCACCAACTGCTGATACATTTATGTTGATGTCTTCTTTAACTGTGTATTTCTTGCCGTCAACTTCAAATTCTTTAGCACCAGCAGCTTTAGCTTTAGCAAGTGCACCTGAGAATTCATTGCCTTCGTCCATTTCATCTTCCATCATGCTTTCATCACATTTACATGGTGCGCAATCGCAAGCTGGACATGTACCTTCAGCCATTACTGGAGCCATGTTCCAATCGCATTCATCTAACCCACAGGCTTTACAGAATACATCGTGTTTGAAGCGTGGGTTTTGTTGTTTGAAAATGCTAGCGTGATGATGTGCTAGTTCTTTACGTTTTTCTTTGTCAGGAATATTTTTAATTAAGTCAGCTACCATGCGGAAGTCTTTACGTGTAGCTGCTTCATTAATTGCGCTTTCGTCAACAATGCTTTCACCGCATTTACATGCAGACTCTGAACAACCACATGCTTCACATGTTTTAACAGGTAAGCCAGCTAGTTTTGCAATTTCATCTAGTTCTTGAACTGCGTCAACCATTGGAGTCATAACTGCTTCGTCCATAGCTTCTTGTTCTGCTAGTTCTTGAGCATAGTGATCCCATGCTTCTTTAGTTGTATAGATTGGGTGATTACGGATCGCATCTTTACCCTCTTTAACTGTTACTTTAGTCATTTTACCTTTACTATTTTTAATAGTATCTCCAAAATTAGTGCCTTCTTCTACTTGGCCTTTGTTATGTGCTTTCCATGCTGTAGCATAAGCGATTGATTTTTCTTTAGGTGTTAGCTTGCCATCTTTGCTATAACCTTTCTTGATATGTTTAACCATACGTTCAGCTTTAGCGCCTGGAGGTGCTACTTCGTCAACACTTTCCTTTTGAGATGAACGTATTTCTAAATTAGTGATTTCATCTTTCAAATCTTGTATTTGATTTGGTTTAACTTTAACAGGATAATTTTTACCTTGGAATTGGAATTGTGGTTGACCTGCTTGTGCAGCTGCTAAGTGCGCCTTAGCAAATTCCATTGCTTCTTCTGTTGTGCCAAATAATTTACGTGCTAACCATTGTAGGGCTTTATAAGTTAGTGCTGTGCCTGCTACTAAACCTGCACCTGCTAAGAAACCTGCACCTGCTATCGGAGCAAATAATGTTGCCGCACCTGTAGCCATTGATGCTTGTGCCGCGGCGCCTATTGCAGCACCAGCGCCAGCAAATGGAGTTGCTACTGCACCTCCTTTAACAACATCAGCGCCTTGACGCAACCCTTGATCAGTGTTACGCAATGATTTACCAATGCCGCTACCTGGAAACATTGCTTCATCAACTTCATCATCAGCATCATCTTTCTGTGCAGCACCACCGTAAGCACGACCTTTAATAGTGCGTTTAGATGATTTCTCATCATCATAATCGCCCTTTTCAGCACGCTCATCTTCTTGCTTGTCTTTAAGTGCTTGTAGACGTTTACGTTTAGCAACAGCATCGCTATCAGGTTTAGCTGGCTCATGCTCTTTAGCGTCTTTAGCCGCTTTCTTCATTGGCTCATCTGTGTCGCCATCTTTGTCAAGATCTAAAAAGTCTGGTTTAGCGTCTTCGCCTAGTTTCTTACCTGCAGCGGCTGCTTTTTGGAATTTAGCTTTACCGTATTTTTTACGGCCAATTGCGGCAGCAACGGCTTCTGGATCTTCAGCACTGCCACCTTTCTTAACTGCGGCAACTGTTTTCTTCCAGCCCATATACTTTTCTTCAATCTGCTTAACTGCTTCTAAGATGCTGTTTGGTTTCGTCATAGTTTTGTTTCCTTCAAACATACTTGTTTGTCCTTGTTGTGCTGCTTGTTGTTGCTTTCTTTTTAATTCTTTAGTTATCGGATCTGTTTTGACCCATGTTGGGAATTCATTAACATAGTTAACTACTTTTTTAGTACTTAAAAGAGCTACTAGTTCATTAACATCTGACAGAGTCTTAACTATTTCTTCGCGCTGACGTCTAGCAGGTACCAAATGAAAGTATTTGGTTATAGCGTACATCTGTGGCAGCCAAAGTGTTAATGGACGACCACTAAAATTAAGATCTACCTTAGGCAATCTTTGTTTCCAAGCATCAAAGAAAATAGCATAATTTGTTTTAGCTATTTGCTCTGCCTTAGGATCAATTGTATCTGGTGCGGCCATATCTTCCTCTGAAATTTGTCTACTTTCGTTGATGCTCTCCGCAAAATTAAATAATGGAGTATTTAAATCAACTTGTTTTGCTTTTTTTGGTACAACTTTAAGTGTTGTTTGTTTAGGTGCTGTGTGTTTGAATCCCGATGGAGTCGCTGTTACTTTACCGCCAGTAGCTGTTTGACCTGACTGATATTTTGGATCAGTTATAGCTAGTCCAGATGGTTGTTGTGTATTAGTTGGAAAATCAACAACATTTGGTGTTGGCTGTTGAGCTGCAGGTTGTGATACCACTGGCGGCTCTACTTCTTTATCTGGTGCTGGTGCCTGAACTTTTACTTCTGGTTCTGCTATATTCTGTATTGGAGCATTTGGATTGGCCGCCACAGCATCTCTTGCGGCATCGGCATCTTTTTCAATTTGCTGTGCGGCCTGTGCCTGTGCTCGATCTTGTGCTGTAATCTGTCCGGCGGCTACCTTAGCATTCAATTTCTTAAATCTATTGTTCATTTGATCAGTAACAGCCTGTGCTTTTTTAATCAGTTCACGATCTTCGTGTTCAGCATTTTTAGCACGTTCAAGTTCTTCGTCTTGTTTGGCAATATGATAGACAATAGCTTCTAAGTCAGTTTTAGCACCTGGGCGACTGAATCTTGCTTTAGTTAATAGGTTTTGAATAGTAGCGTCAGCACTGCTGATATTTTCTGGATTAGATTTTGGTTCTGCTGATTTTCTTTTAGTCTTTTCAGCAACTAGGCTTTCTTTAAACACTGCAAATTTTGATTCCATTGCTGTTACTGATTCAGTAACGCTGTCTAAAGGTTCTACGCTTTCATAAATGGGCTCTGCTTGAGATGATGACGTAGGCAGTTCTTTGGCTTGTAGACCACTGAACTGACTTAAAATATCATACATCTTAGTATCGCTCATTATCTTAGACTCTTTCCTGGATTAGGTATTGTGTTTTGTTTGCCTAATGGTGTATCTTTACCTTGAGCAATGTCATTTGATGTTTTAGCGTATGCTGGGTCTGCTTCACCACCAATGGTTTTATCATCACCAGCAATTTCAAACTTAACTGGCTTGTTTAATTCTTTAAGAATAGTACCTGCTTCACTGTAGAACTTGCTGGCTGCTTGTTGTTCAGCACTGGCTTCTGGCAGTGATTTAGTTAGTACATCTTCACCTTGTACGTATTCACGTAATTCGCCTTCGTTATTTCTCCATAGTTCTTCTGGATTAGCTGATGGAGTAACAAACACTTGGCTTAGACTTATTGACAAGCGTTCGCTGATCAATTCACGTAATTGGTTAGACATCACTGGATATTTCAGTGCTACTTCAAACACATGGATTTCACAGTTTTTCATTGATGGAAAATCAATGTTGTTTTCCATAATAGGTAAACGTTTTGGTGTGCTGATGCTTTCTACAGCATAGGCTGCCAGTGTTACCTTAAGACTTTCAATATGTTCTTTTGGGTCAAGGTTGGCGATCTTAACTTTAAATTCGTAGGTTTTTTGTGTTTCGCCTAGATATTCTAAAAATGTTTTCATAATTTTGTATCCTATTAGTGTTATTTATCAGATTTGCCCAAGATTTGCTTGAGCAATTCGTTGCGATCCAATACTACTGCGCGGCCATCTTCGGCATCAACAATTTTATCGCCATCGGATTTCTCAGCATCTTTGGCTATTTGTGCGTCTAGACGTGCTTTTTTCAGCTGTAGGTCAACCATACGTAGCTTCTTATCCAGCTTGGCCTGCTTGGCTGTAATAGCGTGTCCTAATAAGGTGCCTGCTGTGGCTAGGATGTGTCCGCTGAAACGTGCTTCAACATTCATGCCTAGATCAATTAGGTCCTGAAATTTTTCTTTAGCAAGGTCGCTGAGATCATCTAGCTCTTTATCACTAGTATCTAGGTCATTGACATAGGGTAGTGCCGCATCAATTTTATCAATAGCACTATCTACTTCTTGTATAATAGCGCGGTTTTCTTCGATGCTGGATTTGGCTTCTTCTGCTGTTGTGGTGTCAGAAGGTGGTAGGTTAAATAGTTCTTCAAGTTTTTGTGTCATAGTAACACTATTTACCGCTTCTGATTTTTGAAGATATCGTATTCGGTTACTACACGGAAACGCATGCCATTGGCGCGAGCCCAACTGTCTGCGGCTGCCCACTTGGCCATGTTGACTGCTACACTTAGTTTATCTCTGTAGCTTTTGGCTGATTCCATTGTGGTTTCTTTGCTGGGTTTGATTTCTACTAGTTCTGTGTGTTTACGTTGATTAGCATCTACATAGACTACCAAAAAATCTGGTACATACACAGTTTGCTTACCACTAACTGGATTAAAATAAGGAATGCTGATGCTTTCACTGGTCCAATTTAGTACTGCTGGATTGTTATCGCAGAATGCGCAGAATGTAAATTCCCAACTGCTACGATAAGTAGGAGCACGTTTACCCATGTATTTCTCAGGGTTCTTAACTGTATACTTACCGCTGGCGTACTTGCCCATTATGGAAGAACTGCCCTTGTGACATATTTGCTAGTCTGTGGTTGATTACTTAGTCCTAATAGACTAGTGCTTACACGATTAATATTAAGGAACATAGTTAAGTAGGCATTAAGTTCGCCTGGTTTTAATCGACGAAATTCATCAATTAACTCCATTGGATCGATACCTTGTTGGCCTGCTGTGTAGAGTACTGCGGCTGCTAGTGTAGTACCGCTGTCTTTATCTCCTGTGACTGTTTGAAAATAGCCAATAATAGCATCGTTTGTATTTTCACTAACCGTAGGATTCTGTTTGAAAAAGTTTTCAAAGAAGTTGTTAGTAGAATAATCAGGAGCTAAAGGTGGTAAATTTCCGTAGATTGTCATAGTTATTCCTACATAAAGATTGTGCCAGCATTAGAAGGAGGAACTTCATTGCTTTGACTATTAATGTTTGGTATTCCTCGTTTTGTTGGCGTACTGCCTATTAGTCCAGGAATACTTTGAATTGATTTACTTAGTCCGTCTGTGACACTGGCCGCTGTTGGAACAAATACCGTTGATTGTGTGTTTTGCCCACGTAAGATATTCATACCTGTTTGTGCTAGTTCAGCACCAGCTACTGTTTTTAAATCTGCATTTTTAAAATTATTAAATGTACGCAATGATCCAATTAATGCCGCACCATAGTTGCCATTTTCTAAATTAGTTACAGCATCACCGATACCTTCTACTAGGCCGCCTGGACCAAGAATACTAGTAGTACCGCCACCAACGCTTGTCAACGGACTTGGAGTATTATCATAGTGCATGATATTAAAGCCCATAACTGTACCTTTGTTTACTGGTCCATGCTCGTATTGAACTGCTTCATAGGCTATGGTCATACTATGTTCCATTGGAGCATAATTACCTTGTTCATGTTGTCCGTGTGCAAAGGATGTAATTGTTGGGCGGAATAGTATATATGAACTAAAATATTTTTGATGTAGGCTATAAATTCTAATACTGTTGATATAGTTAGGTGCGCCTGGACCTGTATTCTTTGGAGTAAACCCCCAATTTTGATCTTGTCTAGGTTTATATTTGTGATCTTTATTGTATATTTCAGCAGAGTGGCTGCTGTCTCTGTAATAGTATGAATAGTAGCCTTCCCAAAAGTTACGTATCACATCACTGCTATCATCGTGAAATGTAAGACTAATTGGGTCGTAGTTTATTCTTTCTTGTACAATGTTCTTACGATTGTAGGCATTTAGAATTTTATTCTGTATAGTAAATTTGGGTAACTGTGCTGTTTTAGCCATCAACCCTATTTCATAAATGGCATTGGGATTGGTTGCATCACGTTTGGCTATACTGTTATTGACATCAATGAACACATGGAACAGAGCACCACTCTTAGGACTAAGTCTATACAATCCGTCAACAAAGGTTCGTGCGGCGTGTTGATAATCTTTTATCTCATCGCCTGTTCCTAACTGAGTTAAGAACTGATTAAAAAATCCTGCACCGTATGCCATAATTGCTTTCCGTCTTTATATTATTTATCGCCAAAAAAAAGCCCGGATTTTAACCGGGCTTTTAAAGTTGTCGTCTGGATTAACCAGTAATTGTAGTACCTAGTGTTCTAGCCACTGCTGAACCAATACCTGTACCAACTGGAGTTTGGATAGCATTGTCATAACGGATTGTTAAAGCAATCGTAGCTGGATCATTTGTGCCGTAGTTAAAATCACCATAGTCAGCTTGACTTAGGTAGCAACCATATAATTCCCAAGTTTCTAAAACTGTAGGAGTATTAGCGCCATTACCACCATCTAGTACTTCAAAGCGTGTTAAGAATTTATAGTCAATACCGCTTGAAGCTGATGATTGTTCCATAAAGTCAAATTGTTTCTGCATCTGTTCACCAACACGTTTAGCAACTTCACCGCCCGCATCGTCACGTAGTGTAGTAGTAACTTCTGCCCAGGTTGGTTTACCTGCCATGTATACTTTACTGTTGTAGATAGGAATTAGAATTTCTTCAAAACTCAGTTGAGGACGTTTGAAATCCATAACTTGTTTTGTTAATTCAGTAGTAGGTTGACTTACACCAAAATTCTCAAAAGTCACGCGAAAGCGGAACTTTAATTTTGGCATTAACAGACCTTGTGCTGTTGCACTTTGGTTACTGGCCAACGGTACTGTAAATTTACTTAATGATGATGTTGCCATCTTATTTTCCTTTTAATACTTTATAGTATTTACCTGTTATTCGTTTACATTATGGGAGGATCACTCCTCCCATTATGTGCGTATATTAAACGATTGCTAACGGAGCTCCTGTGTTAACTAAACGTACTGGAATGTAGATAAACTCAATTGCTTTAACTGGTTTAATAGCAATATCTACATATAGTTCGTTACGGTCAATACGATCTGGAGTGTTGTTAGTTGTATCACAAACCACTAGATAGTCATATAAACCACGTTTAGCAACTAGGTCATTTAGTACAGCTTCAAAGCCTGCTTTAACTTGGTTACGTGTGATTGTGTCGTTTGGTTCAAATATGAACGGACGAGCTACAGCATCAAGCACTAGACGTAGGTAACATACTAATCGTGCTACATTTACGCGATCCATTGCTGAAGTAGTTGATGCACGTGTTTTTTGACCGTATGCTGTTATACCAACACCAGGTAATACTGTAATTGGGTTAACATTGTCTGTGTATAGCACATCACGTAGACCTTGTGTTACACCAATACTACGCCATACATTGTTGTCAGTAATATCAATATAACCAATTGAGCTAACGTTATCAATTACCCCACGACGTACACCTGCTGGAGCAAACCATGGGTAGCTTAAATTATCGCTACGAATATATGTACGTAACATCATATGGCTTGGCGGAACAACTACACTGTTACCATCTAAATTAGTAGATAGACCGCTTGGATAGTAAACACCTAGGTATTCACTATGGCTTACTAGACCCAATTCGCCATTATCAGCTGCTAGATTTGTATTTTTAATATATGCTTGTAATGAAGTAGTATCTGAACTTTGATCCAATGGAGTGTCACCAATAATGAACGCTGTTTGTTTGCGATCATTGTTTAGTGTGATCATGTCTTGGATTAGTTCTGGGTAACCTGGAGCACAGATTAAGTTGAACTGTGATTGTTCTTCACGTAGTGCTGTGCTTGAACTAATAGCTGATTTCATAGCTTCTACAACTACTGAACGTTGTGCTTTATGACCAAAGTATGGAACACCTGTTGTGGAATCAACACCACTGTGACTTACCCATGTTGCTAATACTGCTGGTGGATTAGTTGCTGTAGCAAACTCTGTACTCATAAACTGTTTAACATTGTAACCACTACGACGTGTATTGAATAACAATGTACCACGAGCATATAGACGGTAGTCTGGAGCATCAGGATCTAAGTAATCGCTAGTTAATAAGCTAGTGATTAGTGGAAGGTCAGCTGTGATTGGATTTACATTACCTGTAGCTGACCAACGAGCATCAGCGAATACAATACCATCAGCTGAAACTTGATCTGTTTTGTCTATTAGATCCCATGTAGTACCGTTGTAACGATATAGTACTGGCCAATTTTCTAAATCACCTGTGTCAATCCATAGATCACCTGCCGCTAGTTGGCTTGAGCCATCGCTTTGTGTTGTTGGTTGTGTAGCACTTAGGATAACCCCATTAGCATCTGTGTTAGATAGGTTATAACCACGAGCATCGTTAGTTACATTTTTATAACCCTTCCACGCTGAACCATTATTGATCATAACATCAACTTCTAATGGACTGTTGAAGTACCATAGTGTGCCATCATTTGGGTTACTGTATGGTGCTGTAGTTGAGTATGTATAAGTCAGTGCTGTAAATGGGCTAGCCAAGTATATACTGCCTGCTGTGATTGTCTGTACATGACTATCAGCTAGTAAGCCTGCTGTGCTTAATGGATTACCTGTACCTAATGTAATCTTAATAGTACCGCCTGCTTGGTGACTGATGTAAATAGCACCTGAAGTATTAATACCTGAACTTAGATTTGGTAGACCTGAACCTAAAATATCGCCTACCATACTTTGTGCTGTAGTACCAGTTAATGTAACAGTTGCTGATTGCGTAACTGTTGAACCTGGAACTGAAACTTCTAATGTAAAGCTGTTACCAATACTGTAAGTAGCTGAACCGCCTGCTACGTTACCTGTAATAGTTAATAGTCCACTAACGTTTTTAACATATGGTTTAAATGAACCTGTGTTGTTACCAACTGTGTCATACTTAACGTATGTAGTACCTGCTGGTAAGTTAGCACCGCCACCTATTAGGTCTAGGCCTTGGATAGCTGCTGTATCGCTTGAATACAATGGAGCTGATAATGTTTGCCAAGCAGATAATGATGAACTATATTCTTTAAGACCCCAATTAGCACCGTTGCCAGTTGCTGAAGTTTTAAACCATACTGAACCATATGGACGAGGATATGTATCTGTTGATCTCCAAGCTGGAGGACTTGTATAGTCAGCGTATGAAACGGTTGGGCCAAGGATTGTTTTGTTGTTAGCTGAGCCATCAGATGATGTAAATAGTCCAACTTTACCGCATAAGTCAACGTTACCTACACCATAGGCTGTACCTTTAGCAATATATAGTTTACCGTCTGGTAATGCTACGTTACCTGAGCTGGCCGCAGTACCATCAGCAAATAATTCTAGTGTACCTGCGCTAGAAATGTGTGCTGTAACACCTGTAATACCTGCTGAGTTGATAGCTGCCGCTACGCCTGTCATTGTTGTAGCACCAGTTGTAACTGTTGTGTGGTTAAGAACAATCTTATCGTAGATTGTTAAGTTGCCTGGACTAGCAATAGCGCCAGTGATAATAGGCACATTTGCTTTCCAGCTGTTTGACCCTACTAGGCTCCATTGATTACTATAACCTTTATAGTAAATAGGATTGCTTGTGCTTGTAGTAACTACTGCGTAATCACCAATTTTACCGTATGAACTAATAGGTACACCGCCACTTAAATTAGTAGTGCTGGTAATGATATCTGGATTTTGTATTACAAAACCGCCATCTGCGTCCCATTGGTAAATACCCCAATTAGTATTAGCTAAATCTAACCAGTATGTAGCATCAACTGGATCGCCTGTTGGACGAATGCTTGTGCCTGCTAGTTGAGCTAGGTCAACATTAGCACGTTGGATGTACATTTGATTACTTACGCCTAATGCTGAGTAAGCAGCTAATAAGCCGTATTCATTACGTTCATCACCATTGATTGGATTACCGCTAGCACTAGTTTGGAATACTGGTGATCCAAAAATGCTAACTAGATCGCGTTGGCTTGTAACTGTAATTAGTTTACCAGCGTTAACTTGAGTTGTGCCGCTAGCGACTGTGCCGCTAGGAGTTAATTTATCTTGTTCTGTTGCTACTAATACGTAAGCAATAGTACCTGCTGCGGTTGGAGTGTATTGACTTTCATCAATTATCGTTACTTGTACTCCAGGTGAAATAAGTGCCATAATATTTGTTCCTCTAAATAGGTTACTTTAAACTATTTATAATTATTTGATTAAATTCATGGTATTAGGTGCCCTTTGAAAGGTTCGCCCATAAATACTGTTATGGAATACCGTAAAATATGTGAAATTTGTGGTAAAAAACCTGTTGCAGTGAACTATCGAATGCATGGCAAGATTTACTATAGATCTAAGTGTGACTCTTGCTGTAGAAAGAAACGAAATCTACCTGCGCCCAAACCTCGTTGGATGCTAGAAGGATATAAAAGAAAACCACACTGTGAAAAGTGTGGCTTCAAAGCCAAATATAAAGAACAGCTATTTGTCTATCACATTGATGGTGATTTAAATAACGCCAAGCAACTCAACTTAAAAACAGTCTGCGCTAACTGTCAATATGAAATTGCCCGAGAGGGTTTAGGATGGCGTCAAGGCGATCTTGTGCCTGATTATTAGTAATTTCGCGTTCAACTTGACTGTACAGTTCGTCCAACGTACCATCATTGTTTAACACTGCGTCAAACTTAGATCCTACCCAAGCAGTTTCACTAGCATGGACTCCTAGTTTTTCCATTTTTTGTTTGCTTAGAGCCCACGACATATTACGACTAGGGCCTCGGTTTACACTTTTAGCTGCATCGTACCATTCAGGTTCTGGGCCACGTTTAATACGAATAACACGCCCACCAGCGTTGCGGATAGCTTTAATTTCGTTAGGAAAACGACAGTCTGTAATAACAATATCGTTTTGGCTGTTAAGTAAGCGATGTTCTAAACTGGCTACCCACATGTCATCGTGAAAGCCTTTACGCACTACTTCAGTTCCCCAGTACTGTAGGACCCATCTAGGAGTTATGTCTCGTTTAAGCCGTTTACTCCACCATTCATCTCGTGTTTCACGCCATTCGCGGCTTTCTTTAGTACGGCCTTCTAGCAGTTCACGATCCCATCCAAACACTACACTTACAGCATCTTTTAAGCTGTTAGCGAAGCTTTCTCTTTTGTAACCATGAAAATTAACCAGATAGTCTGCAACAGTGTCTTTACCGGAACCAATAAAGCCCACAATACCAATGATTTGTGACATAGATTCTCCTTACAATACTAATATTGTATGATAGTTGAAAACGAAAGTCTAGAGATTTTTAGCCAGTTACCCAAGTTAATGGTTGACCACCATCAACAAAGTTCTTGATCTGTTCATCAAGTTCTTTTAATAGCTCTTGGCCTTCTTGTTTGAGGACAGCACCGTTTAAGCTACTACCACCTTGTGGACCTGCAATAGAAGCAAACTTTTCGCGGGCATTACCTATACTGATTAGGACTAGAGCATAGGCATAGTCCTGTATCCATGGAAATACCTGCGGATCGTTTAACAACATGATATCTGGTTTATAGTTATAGCACCATAGCAATACTGTTTCTGTAATAGCACTGTCTCCTGAGGTAGGACTACTAACAAGAGTTGATGATAATGCCATTCCATCTACAACAGTTGCGCCTAATGCGGCTGTGTTAAGGAATGTAAATATTTGATGAGTAGCGTCTACACTGGTAACAGTATAGGTTCCGTTGTACCCAGATACAGTACACCCTGTAATAGTTACTTTGCCACCTACAGCTACCCCTGTCCAAGGATTTCCTTGTGATATTTGGAAAGTAACTGTACTTCCTGGTGCTGTACCAGTAGATGACATACTTTTTAGTCTTACAGTTGCGCCAGAACCTTGATTTGGCATCTTACGAACTAGTGTCAGTTTCTTAGTAACTTTATTCCAAGTAAAGTTCATAAACCCACCAAACATCTTCATAGCTAGTTTTTGATAGTCTACAAATAGTTCATAGTTAGTAAGCCCGCCAACACGTCCTGCTACTAGCATATAGGTGTTCAAATAACCTGAACTAAATGGTTCAAATTGACTGGCTGTAGTACCTGTAACGCTACCAATACCACGACGGAAAATCTGACGAACATCTGTAATATAGCTAGGCAGTATGTATTCTTGTGTTTCTGGATATAGATCTAAAAACGCATAACTTTCTTCTTGTGCGTTCGAGCTCTTTTGACGATAGCGGATCAGTGCCTGTTTAATACCCATTTCGTAGTGTTCTTTATCTGCTTCTACATCGATGATTTGATCACCTAGTCTTAAGCGAATATAGTCAGTGATATCATTCTTCAATGAGTTTACTGAGTCTAGTTGTGCTTGTAGATTAGCATCAAAAGCGATATGTCCAGCGCCTGTGCCTGTATAACTGTTATACAGTGACTCCGTTGGTAAACTTAAGGTCGCTGTTAAATCGCTGGTTGCTGAAACGTTTGCTGGTAATTCAGACATTTAAATTATCCTGTTATTGTGTATTTATATTCAACAACAGGATAACTTTGCCTTTGCGCTACCTTGAGGGGGATTATTGAACTTTAAGTAATATGGTATCTGCGTTGATACGGCCGTTGAGCTTGATCTCAGTAGTCTTGATATTTTCAAGATACTTGCGTAACTCAACTTTACTGCTGGTTAGGAATTGTTTAAGTTGTTCGTCTGGCTTACGCAGAGTTTTTTGTGTGCTCTTGTTAGCGTCGTAGCCTGTAATCGTAGTGCCTTTAACGCCCAATGCGCCACCTTGATCTTCAGCTACATATTTGCCAATCTTACGATTTTTAACATTATAAACCCATAGCACTTCAGCACCAACAATGTCTACAGGATTAACTGATACTAACTTAGTAGCTGTGTCTTGTTTGAGATATTTTAAATTCTTAACTAGTTTTTCTTTTTGTGGTGGCTTACGGACTGCAGCTTTCTTAGTAGCCTTTTTAGTCTGGTTGTAGGCGGTTAAATCAGCAAATAGTTTTTCATAGAATGCTTCACAGCGTTTATAGTCTGCGGCTTTGTAGTGACTATATCCTTCTTTAAGTTGCTCGTCTTCACCTTTGCGTGCTTCTTTAAGTTCAGCATAGCGTGGTTCGAACACTGCTGATATCTTGCCAATCAATGCCTGTGGTACGTTATTCTTTGTTAGATATTCATAGGCCTTAGGATCTACAGTCTCGCCAGCAAACAATCCATCTTCTAAGATTTCAAAGTACAAGATATGTTTCTTGGCTACTTCATTCATGCGGTCCTGGATAGTTGGCACTTGAACTGCGGGTTTAACGTCCTTCTTTACTTCTGTTTCTTCTTCATCTAACTTTAATAGTAAAACACGTTTAACGGCATCGAGAATATATTCAACGTGTTTATCACGCAATGGCATACCTCGATCATGTGCTTTAACCAGTGCGCAGACCGTAAATGGTGTTAAGGCATCCGCTGATCGTTGATAGCGATCGATAGTGGCTTTATCTAGTTTGTGTACACCTTTATCGCCTTCGTGTTGACGTAGCCAAGCCACAACATATTTCTTTAGATCTTTAGGACCGTAATAGTAATTGTAGTAGGCAAAACTTTTACGCAAGTGGTGGTCAAATTCTTCATCTGAAAAAGTTAATGCACGGTCATAGTCCCAAATTGGTTCACTGCCTGTATATTTTCATCGCTAAAATTGATATTGCTGACTTTAGCTTTCTTTTTCATACCATCAATCTTGATTGCCATACCAGTTCCTTAGTTAATATGTTTATTATACAGAGTATTATTCAGATGTCAACTGTTCAACCATATCAATTACACCACTTAGACAAGTTGGGCAAAAACTAGCTGGTAGTATACCAATATAGCCTTCGATTCCGCCTTCGTCTGATGTATAATCGCAACTACATATCGAACACCGATGATTTTCTTCTAACCATTGCTGGTGTTCAAGTTCCTGTTGATGTGCTTCTGCGCTAGTCAATTTGGCCGTCATCTTCCAAAATACGAACTGCACGGAGTTCTTTTTCAAGTTCACGTTTGACCTGCTTGTAGGCCGCACGTTCCATGTTATCTAGATCGTCCCAATTTTCTTCCATGCTGTTTAGAGCACCCCAAAGATTGCTGTGTCCGTATTCATTACCGTGGAACTGAACAATACTGTAGGCTTCTTCAATTTCCATATAAACAGGTGTACCCATATTACTTCTCCAATCTAAACTTATTGAGATATTTATTCGCTAGAGTCAAATCTTCCACAGGCTCTACTGTATCTAACAACATGATGTGCCTGCTTAGTTCAAGTATCTTCTGTGCGTGGAACAAGCGTTCGTACTTGCTTTCAGGTTTATGTGGATAGGTAAACTTGTAATTCCATTGATAGTTCATTTTACTACCTCAATATTAGATTTAAAATCTTTGTCCCAAGGTTCATCTTTAACATCAGTTGGACTGCCTTTGATGATTTCTTCTATAGGCCGACCTTGAACTTTTTTAGGTGCCGCAATTTTAGTATCTAAATTGCTAGCCCAAATACCCAATGCTACCAAACTTAAAATTGCCAGCGTACCAGAACTGTTTAATAATTTACCAATAAAATTGTTCATTTAACCGCTCCTTTATTGTGTGTATTATAGCAGATTTTGGTTAAAATGTCAACCACTTAATAGTGTACCAAACGTCAAATACATTTCAAAATTGGCTATTTCTTGGTTGATTTTATCCAATAATTCTTTATGTTGGCGTGTTTGACGGCCATGTCTACGGCAGGTTATTTCTTCTTTGCCCAATTCCTTAACCATAGCACCAATGTTACTGCTGATCCGTAGCATTTCTGGGCTATAACGTCCTAGGCGTTTAGCACTATTTTCTAATTCTATAGAAACTCTGTCCCAATCTAAACTTGTAGTAATTTCAGCCATATTATAGTGTAACACATTTTGGTTGGTTTGTCAATGGCGATAAATACTAGATAATTAGGATTAGTTAATGCCACGTCTAAGTTTATACCGTCCAACCAAGGGCAACGATTACAAGTTTACAGATCGCCGTATTTCAGAAATGTTTACGGTTGGTGGTGTTGATATTCATCTACACAAATATCTAGGGCCCATAAATCAACCGTTCGTCAGTAATACCGAACCTGGTACTAGTTCAACACTCAGCACAGGTGTAACTGGTATTCAAGATCTACTATTTTTAGAAAACCGTGATCGCAAGTACGATACCAGCGTCTATACTATGCGCAGTATCTTCCGTATCAACGATAATGATTTTGACCTAACACAGTTTGGCCTATTCTTAACTGGTGACACCATGTTTGCTGTATTCCATTTAAATGACATGGTTGACACTATTGGTCGTAAGATCATGATAGGTGATGTAATAGAACTACCAATACTTAAAGATTTTTATCCTTTAGATGACACTATCCCTGTTGCTCTTAAACGTTATTATGTAGTCATGGATGCTACACGTGCGGCAGAAGGGTTTAGTGCTACTTGGTATCCACACCTATGGCGTGTTAAACTACAACCGCTAGTAGACAGTCAAGAATACAAAGATATTATTAATAATATTGCTGCTGGTGATGGTACTACTAGCTCAATAGCAGACGTACTAAGTACCTACAACAAATACATTGATATTAATGATGCTATTGTCACACGTGCTGAAGAAGACGTTCCAGAATCTGGATATGATACTAGTGCTATCTATACTTTACCTGTGGATGCCAATACTCAACCTAATGTTTCTATTACTTCTAGCCAAAAAGTAGAAGGATATTTAACAGGCGATGGTTTACCACCTAATGGAGGTGCAGTATCCGCAGGCATTACATTCCCACATTCACCTTCAACAGGTGATTACTATCTACGTTTAGATTATGTACCCAATCGTCTATTCCGTTATGATGGCCGTCGTTGGATCAAGATTGAGGATGCCGTGAGAACTAGTCTAACACCAGGAGCACAAAACACTACCCAACGCAGTGGCTTTGTCAATGACACTAATAAATTCTATAGTAATGCTGTAGTTTGGGATGGTATTAAAATATCAAGTCCATATACTCCAAGCGCCAACTCAGCAACCTTATCATTTACACTAGGCAATGTTGCTACTGGTAATGTTTCAACAGTGGTCACTAAAACTCATTATGTCAGCACATATGGTGTTAAAACTAAAGTCAATAGTTTAATTATTCCTAATACTATGGGCAATACACTAGGTAATGTATCATTTACAATCAGTACGGTAATGGCAGTAGGCGATCTATTAGAATACACCATCTACAGACACGCAATCAATGAACGTCAAAGCCTAAGCCAAGCACTACGACCAACAGCGGATAACTTATAATGGCAGCTAATCAACAATTTTTTTATGATGCTCAGATAGAACGATTCCTAGCACAGTTTATTCGCATGGTTTCAGGTTTTAATGTTGAGTTTGGCGCAGATCGCGCTGGGCACACTACTCTACAACGTGTGCCTGTTTACTGGGGTGATGGCAGTCGACAAGTAGCCAGTATCATACAGAATAACAGTGCTGGTAATAGTTTGCCACCAGTACCAGCTATGACTGTTTATATCAATGGTATTAGTTATGATCGTGACCGTGTACAAGAACCTAATTTTGTAGGTAAGATGCAAATACGTGAACGTGCTTATAATGAAACAACCATGGAGTATGAAAATCGTCAAGGTAATGCCTTTACTATTGAACGTATGATGCCTGTTCCGTATACTATAGAACTTAAATTAGATATCTGGACATCAAATACTAAACAAAAATTACAATTACTAGAACAATTAATGGTATTGTTTAATCCAGCATTGGAAATACAAT